CTCCTTTACCACTCAGTGAATATCACTAAGATTAGCTACTAAGCTGCTAAGCTTCTGGCGAGCCAAGACGCACGATTATAGAGGTTTCGTCGTTGTGTCTCGGTCATAGACCTGATTGATCCAGGGACACTCTGTCTCGAATCTAGGCCCAGCGTGAGCAGAGGCTTCAAACCGGTTGTGGATGCCAACATACCTTGGATAATCTCCTTTTCTGTAAAATACTGAGCCATCATGGGCTTGTACGTTACATAAAGTCCGTAAATGATGTGCCACGGAGAATACTTCAACTTCTCGTAATTCCTCTCGTACTCGGGATGGCATACTTGTAAGAAGAACTCAATGGCATCACGGGTTTCACCGTTTCTCAACCATGTACGTTTGAGAAATTCCGGAGGCTCCACTAGACCACTTGCCGATTTCTCAGGCTTCACGTCTAAACCGAAGACTCGCTTAGAGTACTGAGCATACTCCTCGATTTTGAATTTCGTTCTAGTGAAAACAAGATTATCGTCTCCCATTACATAAACGGGTGCGTACTTCATCTTGCCGCAGCGGCATGGTCTTAGCTCATCAAAAATGTGGCTCACTTTCATGTCAATAGAACTAGTCTTCTTCTGCGAAGCCAGAAAACTGCACATCATGATTAGATTACATATGCTACCCACAACTTGCGTGAAGTAACTACCAGATGGAACACCTTTATTCTTCCGTCTTATCTGCCCATCAAAACAGATTATTGACGTATTAATAAAATTGTGTTCTACCCAATCCAATTCAGCTTTACAGCTTTCCGGAAAGAGGTCACGAATGAGGTCGAACGCGAGGTGAATATGCCACGCCTGAACATGCTGGTCAAACTGGGATATATCAGTCGAACACCAGTACTTACCTACACCATAGGTGTAAATTAAATGACTGAGGAATGTGTTTGACTTACCGCCAGCGTACTGCATGAAATTGTGTGACAGGGCTTCAATCAGTGGTCGAGCGTATTGACCCTCGATAGCAACTGTTGCCGCATCTAAACCCCAAACTGAACGGTCTTTGAGTTTAATTCCAGAGGAATCAACTTTTCCATCAACCATGAAGTTACTAATTTGCGCACGGTGGTACTCAATGGCAGGTAAAGTAACAACATTAGAAACTTTCCTAGTCGCAATTTGGTGTTTAAGAATTAGCGCAACGCGAAGCGTTTCCTCATAGCAGTCTTTCTTCTTCTGCTTTGGTGCAATAACGCCTGCACTTGCGGTTCGATTGGAAAAGATTCTATCTAAGTCGAACTTCTCAGATAAAATCATCGGGACAAGGGACCGTGGATGTATTCCTATCATCTTACGAACGGCGATAACGCCAGCTTTCACCGATCGTTGCCAAGAATGATTCGGAACACCCTTGTCATTGTACCTCTCCACATTAGCTTCCGTATTAGCAACATTACGAAATTGCTTAGTAATGTTACGGTCTAAAATGCCAGTACGGAAAGTTAGAAGGTCACTACGACGCTTCTTGCGGATTAGTGCCCCTTGGAATATGTCCGCCATTAGCCAGTCAACGTACCATCTCGAGTAATCCTTCTTCCTCTGAGGGTCAAATAGGAGTTCCTCGATTTTTGTTAACGTTGCAGAGGGTAGGACATCCCTAAGGTGCTGCAGTCCTGATTTGCTCGTTTCTTCCATCGTAAACTCCTCCCTTCTGAAGAATTTACGCCGGAGCGTAGAGAATTGAGTTGACCTGAAATGAAACGAAAGGGCAGAAAA